CACACTAGATCCTCAGGGCCGCTGGCAGTGCCTCCAAAGCCCTTGATGGGGGCTCCCTTGCTGCGGATAAGCTGGGTGGAATAGGTGAAGGTTTGATTGCCACTCTTGTGGGACAGAAATGCAGCCTTCAGCGTCTTGCCAAGTAGGGCAACCCAGCCTTCTCTGCTATCAGGGACAATGAAAGCAGCATCAGAAGTATCAGTGCGAACAGGTGCTTTGAAATCTGCATGAACAATAGGCAACTTATCCACGTTCTCTTTCTGGATGTTGTAGCCTACGCCACTACCCAGCATCAGCAGATCCATAGCCCATGTGAAGGGCTCAACAGGCTTGTCCACTACGGTGAAGGAACAGTTTTGTAGGCTAGATAGTCCCAGCTTATCCACTGTAGCTGTCCCCAATTGCCATAGGAATCGCCCAGCAACGCTTCCATTAAGCTCAAGGAAATGCTTAGTAAGTCTAGCTTGCTCTTCTTCAGTAAAGCCACAGCCTAGTTGCTCATTGGCTGCTGTGACTACACGCTTGATGGTGTCGGGGAATTCCTCTGTTGGGCTATTGATATCGTTCTCAACGAGGCGGCGGGAGTAGGTGCGCTTATATGTCAGGTATCCGACAGTTGACCAAGGGGTGTTAATTTGTTCCATGTGTTTCCATACAGTAAGTTAAAAAGGGGCCGAAGCCCCACAGAAAAGGACAGCAGTTATACCAAACTACCGACTATCTCCGCTGCCTTTTATAGCATTTCTTTTTTGCCTATCTTCCAATTTTGTCAGGTTCTGTACGCAAATGTCAGACAGACGTAAGCCAAAGTCGCTAGCCACAGCAGCCACCATCCACATAACATCACCCAATTCCTTGGATATGTTATCAACAACGGTGGGATAGTCGCTGCCATCACGCTGATACTTAGCAGCCACACCCAATACTTCACCAGCCTCAGCGCCAAGGTTGAGCAAAGCATAGGTGGCATCAGCAGATTCCAGCCGATACTGCATAGCCTTGAATTGATACAGATCTATATTAAGCGTTTCCATATTTAATCCCATCAAAGAATTTGTTAATGTCAGATGGCATCATGATGTAACGAAGGATGACTTGGCATGCAGCCTTACGTTCTTCATAGTCTTTAATAGCCTCTTCATCTTCTGACCAAGGCTCCATATCCAGATACAGATTCTTGAGATAGTTTGCAACCAATGGTTCCACCTGCTCTTCATCCAGTACTATTGTGTTGGGGTGTGGCCTAACAACAGCCTCTTCAAGGATAGTTCCAATTGCTTTGTTGATCAGGTGTTCATTGGCTTCTCTGTCTAGCTTAATCATAGCAGTCACTGTACCCTCTTCATCTTCATTGAAATCTGTCAGTGTTAAGTTCATTTCTTTTTCCTATCAAGTTTCTCTTCTGCCGTTTTAACTTTGTGACACGGCTTACACATCACTTGCAGCTTATCTATTTCACAGAACATCCTAGCTATATACACATCCCAACTGACAAAGCCAGTGGTGGGATCTACTACAGGTTCGATATGATCTACTTGTACATCTGCTGCAACAAAGATCTTCTCACAAGCACAGCACTTATAGTGCATAGCCATCTTACCAGTTTTCTCATTGGTTTGTCTACCAACAAATGCTTCCTTCAATGCCTTGTACTTAGGGGGCCAGCGCCGAGACGCTGCCCTCAAAGCAGAGGTGATGAAGCTACGGAATCTAGCGTCTGTCCATTCACCGCCGTTGTGCATTAATAGATGTGTCAGAAAGGTGGGTAAGGTCAACTTGCTCCTTAGCCAATGTCATCAAGCTATTGATTGTTGCTAGTGCTTCATCAATAGATAGGACAACATACTCTAGTTCCATTGTTTCCTGCAACGCCTCATCATAGTCGTAGTAGGTAACAATGAAACCATTCTCAACTGCTCGTAAAGAAACCAGTTCCATTATCGTTCCTCCACATCTACATCAATGGTGATATCTTTGGCATCAAACTCAAACTCCAAAGCATTACCTATTAGCTCTGTCACTTCCTCAATGAGGGTGTTCTCATCAAGCAAGGAAGTTGCTAGGTTTTTCTTTGATACAAAGAAGTCAATATTAATTGTCACTTTGATCATAGCTTCTCCAGTTTAGTATCAATCAGTCGAGCATAGCCAACAATGTCGTGCCAGCTATCACGATAGAAGGGATCACCATTAACAATACGGGCCATCTTCTGACAGATCATAGCCAAGCTTTCGCGCATGTCAGCATCACATAACTGATAGCTAGCACCAGTGGTTAGGATATCTTTCATGCCTTGACTGATGGTGGCTAGATCAATGTACTCACCATAGCGTGTACCCCTCGTTACCAATGTGTCATCAATCATTGCAAACCTCCGACACATTGTGTGTCATCTGTCAGCATGATATCTCCATCATTGAAGCTGTCATGGTCTGGATCATAGGCTACTTCACTCGCCACTTCCACATGGTGTCCGTGCCTGTTGGCGCAGTGCTCCATAAGGATGCGAGTAAACTCTACGTCCTCTTCCATCTTGGTAATACAAGAAGCAATAAGAACAGCCAACCCTACTAGGTCTTGCATGTCCTTTTCTTTTAAAGTGATGGGGCCAAAGCCACCAATAGTAACTTCAAAGTTACCAGACCAGCTACCATCCTCAATCTCAGGACGCAGGATAACTGCTACATCATTCGGACGTAGTTGATTGTTTACTAGATGTGGTACTGTCATCATCAATCCTTTCGGGTGGAATCCATAGAGGCTCATCATCGTAACGCCTAAGCCATAGCAGCCTAGCGTTCTCTATCACACGTTCTTCGTTGCCTTCATATGCCTCAACACAGCACTGGTACATGGAGAAAGCATCCTCGCATTCCTCTAATATCTTCGCTGCCTTAACAGGGCCAATGCCCCTGATGCCTATGATGTTGTCGCTACTATCACCTGTCAGTATCTGCCTGTAGAAATTAACAAGCCCTTCTTGAGGGGTGATGTAGTAGCCTTCTTTCTTTACAAAGTTGTAATGCCACCCACTTACCTGATTGATATCCTTGTCAAGTGTGACAATGATTCCATTATCGCCAAGTCTTGTAGCTTCTATAGCAACCTTGTCATCTGCTTCCTGTCCATCAACCACCTCAGCATCCCATTCCTTTACCATATGCTGGCGTAACGCTGGCAGATGTTCTGGTTTGGGTGCTGTCCTGTTTCCTTTGTAGACCGCTGTTGTTGCCAAAGCAACTCTGAAGTTGTTCTTACCTGTTAGGTAGAGCTTCCAACTATCTACAAAGCAATCAGGGTAGGTAGTATCAACACCACTTGTAAGAATGTCATTGAGATAATTGTCTAAGGAATACTTAGCATGCTTCTCAGTTTCATCCTTACAAGCAAAGCTGATGCGGTAACAGATTATGTCCGCATCTACGATAGCATGTGACACTTATAGAATATCGTCATCATCGCCCATGCCTTCAGCAGCATAAGCAACCAAGCTAGTGACAACAAGCTTACCCAATGACGGGCTAACGCCTTTCTTATTCTTGTAAGTCCAAGAGTAAGAAGACACCATAGCTTTAGCTTTGCTTCCGTTACCAACAAGGGCATCAATTTCTTCGCCATCTTCGTCAAAAGCCTTATAGGGATTGTTAGACTTGCAGGTGATGTAGCGACCCATCTCCTCTTTCTTTCCTTCTCCTACACGTACCTCAATGCCCATCTCTTCCAGCGCAGCACAGGCAGCGTCAGACAGATTGCACAGATTGACTTGGTACTTACCGCTCATGTCGTTCACCTTGTGAAGCTGAGCCCAATACAAATCACACTTAATCTTAATCCGTTTAATTTCATCAGCCATATCATTTCCTTTAATAAAAAAGCACTAGTATCGTCAGTGACATTCACGCCAGTTGTTACCAATCTTTCCTTCGGCATCAACAGGACACCTAAATTGTAGCACTGTTCCCGCTGTGGCAGCAGCCGCTTCAATTATTTCTACCGCCCTCTGAGCATCCTCTTCGGGTACTTCCCATTGGGTTTCATCATGCACAAAAGCTACCAGCTTTGCATCTATGTTAGCTATCTTCAATGCAACAGTTGATTCCACCAGCCACTGCTTGGCAACTATTGCACCAGCAGATTGCAGCAGAGTATTCAATGCAGCATGTTCGCTCCTAATCCATACACGCCTACCATCAAGTCCGGGTAGGTGTCCTCTAGATACAAACTTAGATATCTTCTTCTTCAATGCAGCTAGTCCGGGGGTGTTGTTAATGAAGTTATCAATCAACGCCTTGCCCTTGCTGCTGTTACCGCCAACAATAGACCCTGCCTTAGCTGAGCCAGCACCATACAAGACCCCATAGGTTAGAGTCTTCGTGGTGTTCCTAGCC